GACCGGTGGTATTGACATTGGTTTCAATGCATTGTCTGGGCTAACTGCTCCGGTATTGCCATCACCAGTGTTTGACACTGACACAGAATATCTTGGTGTTGTTGGTGGTTCAAACACAGTGGACACTGCCACATATCCCACAGTCAAAGTACGTGTGTTTATCACTGGCTTTGCCGAAGAAGATGGTTATATCATCCGTCAAAAAGGCTCACACAAGTATCTAGTGGGTGGTACAACAGCACGTACAGCGTTGATCGCAGGCGCAGCGTATCGTGTGACTGTGGTTGGTGACACAGATTGGGTTGCTTATGGCGCCGGATCTGATGTAGCAGTGGGTGATGTGTTTACTGCCACAGCAGCGCTGGCCAACACAGGCTCAGGTCGTGTGAACGCAGTGGGACAATGCGTGCTAGGCAGTGATTTGAGTCCAACAGCCGGCAACATGAGTATCAGTTACTTCAGCAATGACTCAACAGAAACTGCAATCAGCAAGTTGACCAACAAGTTCTTGCAGAACTTTGCGGGTGGTGCTGTGGGTGGCAACGCAGACACAGGTGATGTATGGTCCGCTGCTGCCGCAGTTGACAACGTGGCATTTGCAGCCAACTTCTTCAGTGATGAAGGCACAACTGCTAAATCAGGTGCTGAAATTGACACATGGGGCGACAACGGTTCAGAGCAATTGGCCACTGGTGCATTGGATCTAGCAATTGTAGAAAACTACAACAGCTAATTTTGACCAACCAAACTGTCCCCACAATAAGTACTGTGGGGATTTTTTATGACCACGGCATTTATACTAGGCAACGGTGTGAGTAGACAGTCAGTCGCGTTAGAACTGTTACGGCCACTTGGAAAAATTTATGGCTGTAATGCTTTGTACAGAGATTTTGTACCAGATGTATTGGTTGCCACAGATCGTCCTATCTCTGCTGAAATACAAAACTCAGGTTATCCTGCAAACAACAAATTTTATACACGCAAACCCGTTGAAGGTCAAGGTGCACTAAAAGTTCCACACGAATATTATGGCTACAGTTCCGGTCCACTGGCCACAGGCATAGCAGCCATAGATCAACATCGATTGATCTACATGATTGGGTTTGACATGGGTCCCATAAACAGCAAGTTTAACAATGTTTACGCAGACACTGATTTTTACAGAAAATCTGATGCAACACCAGTGTTCACTGGCAACTGGACCAAACAGATCCGTAAAATTTGTGAGGATTTTCCCAAAACTCAATTTGTTAGAGTACAAGGCAAAACCACAGCTGATATAGCAGAGTTTGCTACCATTAAAAACCTACAGCATTTGCCCATACACACTTTCTTAGACCGCATAAATAATCAAAAGGATCTTTAAATGGCAAGCTATAAAAATCTCAGCTCGGATTGGTACATTGACGTTGACAGCGGAGTGGGCACAATCTACATCAACGGAAACTTAGATGTCACTGGAAACATTACCTATGTCAGCGAGATTGCAGTCAACGATGCCTTTATTATTGTGGCTGCCAACAACGTTGGTACAGTCACAGACATGGGTCTAATAGCCAAAAAAACTGCCAGCACTTATGCTGGTTTGAGGTTTGATACTGGCGCAAATGCATGGCAAATCAGTAGCAGTGTCAATGAAAATGGCACACCAATTGCGGCTTATGTGACTTTGGCATCAGGCAGCACAGGTATACCAGGCGGCAATGTGCGTGACATTCAGATCAACGACGGCGCAGGTGGATTTACTGCCAGTAATAATTTTGAATACGACATTGCCAACAACCGAGTAACATTGGCCGGGCATCAAGTTTTAAGCAATATTGGCACAGCTCCTGCAGCAGTGGCCAATTCAGTGGCAATTTACAACAATGCTCCAGGAGCCGGTGCAACAGGATTATACACTGTGGGTACCGCAACCACAGCTGACGAAGTTATCAGTTTAACTCGTGCAAGACTTTACGCAATTATATTTTAAGGAACAACAATGACAATCGCATTAGGAAACGTAACAACCGCAGCTGCCAACGTGTATGCCAGCTCAGGCAACACCGTGGTAACTTTTTTGAGTCTAACCAATTATTCAGTGGGCAATGTAACTGCCAACGTATTTGTGGTACCATCGGGCAGCAGTGCTGGTAATGCTACAATTTTGTTTCAAAATTTAGATTTAACCATTGGTGAAACTTATCAAATCTACGCTGGCAACGAAAAGCTGATATTGGGCAACAATGATTCAATCAGCGCCAACGCATCGGCCAACAGTTCAGTTACTACCATTGTGTCATACACCAGTGCTTGATTGTTAAATGGGTTACTATTTAAAAAATCGGCGTTTGCAATCCGGCAGTACAGGGGTAGTGATACCCACAGGATCAACAGCTCAACGCCCAGATTATCCTACGTTTGGCTTGATACGTTTCAACACTGACACAGGATTCTGCGAATTCTTCAACGGTACAATATTTCAAAACATGGGTGTGGGCGGATCAGTGAGTTACGACGTAATCACTGCCACCGGCAACGGTTCAACTGTGGCCTTTACATTGGATTACGAATATTCAGACCCAACTCAGTTGATTGTGTTTGTAGGCTCAATCTACCAAGAACCCACTGTGGCCTATACTGTCAGCAGTTTTACTCTGACGTTTACCAGTGCTCCTGCCGGCGGTATACCCATCAACATCATTCAAACTCAAAATTAATCAGCTAAATACCCTATCACTGGGATAATCTATGGCAATAAGTCGCGTTGCAGGTCAAATGTTAAAAGACGTACTCGAAAGAGGCGGCGTCGATATTTCCTTTGCCAACGCCAACGTAGGTATCAACACAACAACACCATCATCAACTTTTGAAGTAGACGGTGTGATCACAGTTGGAAATGTGACTATTTCCAACATTGGCAATATCAGTGCCGGAAACGTCAATATCAACAATTTAGCACAGCCGGTGGCCAACTCAGATGCCAGTACTAAATTTTATGTAGATCAAGCAGTGGGCAACGTTGGCGGTAGTGTGATAGGTAATGCTATTGTACTAGGAACGCCCAGTGCCGGCAACCTAATCAGCAACGCAGTTACACTTACAGCCAACACCTTTGTCACAGACGGTATGGTTCAAATCAACACTGTGCTGGGAAAACTAGTTCCGCCAAGTCCCAGTAATTTTCCCGGCGGCCAAACTCTTTCAATTGCCAGCCTTGCTAGTTACAGAATGGCCAACATTGTTCAAACAGACAATACCCCGGGCGCAAACAAATCTGTCGCAGCCGGAGCCACAGTAACTTCGGTTCGTCGAGCCGCCACATATTCCACAAATACTATCAGCACAGTGGGACCAGGTGATTCGGGCACAATTACTGCTGTGCGCAATGGTGCCAATGTTGGCAACGTCACCTTAAATACCAATGCTAACCCAAGTGCCAATGGTACCTATGGCGGAAATTTGGTCATAACCAACAACTTTGATTATAATTCAGCCAATGCCAACATTGCCGCCGGATTCTGGTATGTGTTCTCTGCTGCTATATCAGGAGCCTCTGCTCCAGCTGGGTGGAATGAACTTTACATTGCTGACTCAGCTACAGGCAATACCAACACACCTGTCTGGTACTATGACAACAGCAGTCCAAGCACACCAAGTTTCACCAGCACCACAATGACTCCCCCGGGCTCATCTACGTTATTGTACAGCAGTACTGTACCGTTTTACACCAATGTCAATCAATTTGCTATTGGCACAACAGTGGCCAATGTGTCCGGCAACACATACCCAACCTCAAATGTGTTGTCCTCAGGCACCGCCGGCGGAAGTTTTGCGGCACCAGCTAGTGTAAACTACAATGCTTCAAACATTGGTAGCAACACTTTAAACGCTTTCCAATCAGCCAGCTTTACGACCACAGCCACAGTTACAACCGGATTTGGTGCCAGCGCCACAGGCCCACAACTCAGTGTCAACAACAGTTATGCCACAGGCACTCTGACCTTGACCACAGCACTTGGTAACATAGTATTGTACAAATCAGGCACCGCAACTGCCATTGACGAAGGCAACATTGTGGTGACCAGTGTTGGAACCGGAAGTGGAAATGCAGTACGTATTGTAAACCCTGGATCAGGCAACACACCCGCTTATACTGCCAACGCAACTGCTTTTAACAGCCAGTCCAGCACACTCGAAACCTATGATGCCACAGTGGTTGGCAGTGGAGTACAGGGCGTTCTCAAACACGATCAAACAAACTATGCCACTGGATACTTGCCAGCAGGTCCCAATCTCAGCGCCGGTCGATCAGGCACACAGTATTTCACATTTAAATTTGTGCGTACCACAGTGAGCAAATTTGACATTACCTATGCTGGCAACGTAGCCGGCATGTGGGTGGCACTGCCGGGATCAGTAATTGATTCTACAACTTTTAGTGCTAATGGGTGGGTAGACATGACTGTAGCTTATGCTGGTGGCGTTCCTGGTGAAATAAGTAGTGGTTGTTCTGAAGGCGGTGCTGTAATACCTAATGTAAACACAGCCAGTACCAGTAAGACCTGCACATTTGGTACAGTATCCAGTTCTAGCACAGCCACAAACGAAATTTACATTCGTGTAGCATTGACCTCGGGTCAGTCAGTGACTGGCCTATCACTCAAGTCAGCGAGTAACTAATGGCCGTCTCAATAGCACAATACGTTGATTTACTGTTTAAAAAACTGCAAGGCGTTGCAAAAACAGCCAACAGCACAGTCAAAAGCGCCAGCAACGAAAGCATTGCCAGTCCTGCATTTATACGTGGCGACATTATTTGGATGGAAAGCGATCAAATTCCTGCCACTGCTCAGGCAGTGTCGGGTATTGCAAATGCACGAATAAATGCTAATTCAGTACAGTGTGTGGCTGATACCACAGTTCCGCCCATAGGTGGCATATATCCAACTTGGTTAAGCAATGTTGAATATTGGATCCCTCAGGAAATGGGTGCCACTTGGTTACCCAAAATATATGTAGGACCTG